ATCGTCAGCGCGATCGTGGACGAGATGAAGCGGAAGTTCCTGACCAAGACCGCCCGCGGCCAGCGGCAGAGCATTCTGTTCTTCCGCGACCCGTTCAAGCTGGCACCCATTGGCACGGTGGCCGAGATGGCAGACAAGTTTACCCGCAATGAGATCATGAGCTCTAACGAGTTCCGGCAGGCCATTGGTCTGAAACCCTCGAAGGACCCGCGGGCGGACGAGCTGAGCAACAAGAACCTGAACCAGAGCACCGACCAGATGCAGAACCCTACCGCCATGGCAGGCGGCAAGGAGACTGTAGACAGGCTTTTGGCGAGGGAGAAAGATTCTTAACGGAATCTTGAGAGGAAGGAGGTTTAAGAAATCAAAATGGCGAAGAAATTCGACTACGATTTTTCCGGCTATGCGACCAAGGCGAACACCCTGTGCTACGATGGGCTGACCATCGCACCGGACGCCTTCAAGGGCGACGATGGGCGAAAGGTGCCGGTGGTGTGGAACCACGACCACTCGGACCCGGAGCATGTGCTGGGCCACGCGCTTTTGCAGAACCGGAAAGACGGCGTTTATGCCTATGTGAAGATGAACGACAGCCCAAGCGGCCAGAGTGCGCTGGAAGCCGTGCGCAGCGGCGACATTGACGCCATGAGCATCTTTGCAAATGGCCTGAAGAAGGCCGGAAACACCGTGATGCATGGCGTGATCCGGGAACTGAGCCTGGTGCTGGCGGGCTGCAACCCGGGTGCACTGATCGACGAGATCGTGGAGCACAGCGCGGATTACAACGCAGAGGAAGGCGACGAAGCCTTTATCTATACCGACGGGGGTCTGAGCCTGAAGCACGGCCTTGACCCCGATGACAACCCTTTGGATGAGGAGGACGAGATCATGCATTCCGAAGACGAGGACAAGGAGAAGTCCAAAGAGAACCCTGAGGACAAAGAAACCACCGAAGAAACCGTCAAGGAAGTGTTCGACAGCCTGACGGAGAAGCAGAAGAATGTTGTTTACGCCATTGTCGGCATGGTAACCGATGGCAAGAAAGGCGCAGACAACAAGGAAACAGACAACGATAAGGAGGACGAAACCGTGAAGCACAATGTTTTTGACAACGAGAAGGAGCAGGGCGTGCTGAAGCACAGCATTGACGAGATCAATGCCGCCATGGCAGACGGCAAGCGCTGCGGCAGCATGAAGGATGCATTTATCCAGCACGGCATCGAGGACGTGGAATGGCTGTTCCCGGAGGACCACCTGCTGGACAACCCGCCCCGCATCATCGACAATGACCAGACCTGGGTCGGCAAGGTGATGAGCAGTGTGCACCACATCCCGTTCAGCCGCATCAAGAGCATGAGTGCTGACCTGACCGAGGAAGATGCACGCGCCAAGGGCTACATCAAGGGCAACTTCAAGAAGGAGCAGGTGTTCGGCCTGCTGAAGCGCTCCACCAGCCCCACCACCGTGTACAAGAAGCAGAAGATGGACCGCGATGACATCGCAGACATCACCAGCTTCGATGTGATCGCATGGCTGAAGCAGGAGATGCGCACCAAGCTGAACGAGGAACTGGCGCGTGCCTACCTGATCGGCGACGGCCGCAACGCTGCTTCCGATGACAAGATCAACGAGGGCAACATCCGCCCCATCTACAGCGACGACGATTTCTACACC